ATAATATCACCTGCCACGATTTTGTCAACTACTTCCTTTGACCATCGTTCATAAACATTTGAAATGTTTGCTAAAATTGTAAACGTTTCAATGGATATTTTGTTTTGTAAATATAGTGATATTACATATGGGTGCTGACCATTAACAGGGATAAAATTCTCTGCATAATTCTCTTTTAATCTAGAGAGATCATTTTTGAATATGTATGTTATTGAGTCAATTCTGCCTTCCCATTCAGCAAAAATAGTTTCGGCATTTTCTTCTAATATTTCTCTTACCCAGATGTTTGGGTTTTTAAGTATATTAGCCAATATCATATTATGCCAATCTTTTTTCTTTGATAGTTTATAGAAAAAGAAAACATCATTTCTAGTGGAAAAACTATCAAATGATGCTCTTACTTTTCCATTATATTTTTGGTAATCGTAACTATCAGTAGTAAAATGTCGCTTCAGTGCCAGATAATCGACATAAACACGAAACGATTCATCAGTCGCATAGTTTATTGTCATTTTTATCTTTTTTCACCAATTTCATATTAATAGCTTCGGATCTAATCTTTTCTTTCATTACAGTTGATTTTTTCACAATTTCTGCAATTGTTTCTATTTCAACATTTCGTGTTTTGGCATATTCAACCAATGCATCAATATAGGGAACTCCCATTGAAAGCATTCTTGCAATTTCAAAATGAATCTTTTCAGGAGTTTGTGTTTCTATCATCCGTTAAGAACCTGAATTGAGCCTAACCAATTAGATGCCATACTTTCGACAAACAAGACTGAAGAATTTTTATATGGTACTTTTTTAATACTTCCGGCTGGACTATAATACTCTATGTAATAGTCTGTTTCGGTTTCTTGATGAATTTCTGCACGATATTGACCGTGATCGCTTTCTTTAAATATAGTTTTTAATAGCATAACTTTCCTTCCATTAATTTTTAACTAAAAAACCGATCCTGGGAAGATCTAAAAACCCGGCGGCACCATCGTAGTTAATAATATAACTATAACCTAATTTTGTATATTTGTCAACTACTTCCTCATCGCCCTTCCAAACAGGTATCAGTTCATTGTAGTCTGGATCAGGTGATGTTCTTAAATGTACTTCGATTATTTTATCATCAATATATTCTATATTAATCTTATCAAGATCTGCTAGTTCATGAAACATTATTCCAATATTAGGGTAAAAATCTGTTCTAATCCACTTTGTAAATTTTGAAAGGTTTTCATCTTCCTTAATACCTTGCCAGCACGATATTGGCTCCCATCCACCAGGATAGTCCTTCCATTGATATGTCACTGAATACTGATTACCATAAAACCATTCACACCAAAAATAACCAGGTGGTACTTTAGTGCAATCATCAGTGTCAATCCATATTTTCTTCGCTCCGACACCCATACCCAATAAATTTATCATGGGTCGAGTGATATAAAATCCAGAAGTTTTTGGTGCTATGCCCGCAGGCCCGCAATTATAACCAAGTTGTTCAGATAACCAAAGTTTATTGTACCAATGTCTTAAATGCGAATAAGACTGATAGGCATCAACATCAGTATCTACCATTTAAATAATCTCGGGAAATAAACACTTGCTTACAAAGAAATCAACGTCTTGCTCGTCAAGACCTAATGCCTTCATAGTTCGAGGTGTATGGGGATTTTGTTTTTGATAGTGGGCATATTTATTATGTGCATACGACGAAGGCATATCATCTATCACCTGCATATTCTCAACATACCATTTCGTGTTTGCTATGACTAGTGATGTAAGACGATACAACTCTTCGTCCGTTTGGATGTTGCCAGCTGCTACCATATTCCCTGAGAAGATTGCCCTTGCCCAATCTGGCAACTCTCGCTGTTTACCCCATGTATACTGAGACACTTCGTCGGCAAAGTATGTGAGTGCAGGGTCATTAAGGTTTGCTGGGGAAAAATCGTGAAATGCGCCGGTGATCTTTGTCGGCCCCGATATAACATCGAAACCATATATAGGAGCTCCGGACTGCAGTTGTGGGAATACACACACGTGCATCATCCACAACTTTTTGGTTTCTCGCGCATCCACAACATCGATGTGTGCTCGTCTAAACTTTTCAGACTTCCATGTTCGATTAATCCATCCTGCTTGATTAAACCGCTGGGTGTGTTCTTCATCATATCGAACCATATTTTTGTCGAATATGTCTTCGATATCACGTTGCAGCGTTATTAGGTGGTCCCATATCGGCAAAGCTATTCTCCAATTCTTCCATGAATGTTTTAATCATATTAAAGCAGACTTTTGCTTCATCGGCAAGCCCATCATGTAACTTTGCCCGAACTTTTTCTTTTAATTCACTAACATCGGTCTCAAATTGATAGTGTTGACCAGAACCGTGTATAAATTTTTTTATAATCTGACCACCAGAAAGATCACCCATATGTCGAACATATATATGTGCCAAAAGTTTTTCTGGCTCTTCGTGTATCTTGTAAATATAGCGCATATAGTCACTAGTACTTTTCAAATGAATAGGAATCTCAAATCCATATTCCTTTTCGAGTTCCTTTAGATCTTTTGCAATGGCATTTCCACGCTTGATATCTTCAATACCTATTAGAACACCGGCATCAGTTGCATGTGTCTCTAAAGTAGTATACATGAGGAACTGATTACAAAGATAGATATAATATTGATATGGTGTTATCTCTTTTTTGAGTAATTTCTTTACAAAAAGAGACCTTTCAGCATTCTTGTGCTGTTCATGTGTCAATTCTTTTAAATTATTCATGGCTTGCAAATATTTGAAACCTTGCAACCATCGAGTGTAATTTTGGTAAAATCTTCAAAATTCTTAGTTATTATTTTACACAATTCTGATTGTTTGTCAACAAAATTGTAAAGACCTTGCTTTATTCTTTCATCAGTCACAGTTGCATTTACAAATTGTTTTTTGGTGGATTGTATAAAGTCAATCATGAAGTTTACATTATTCATGTTAGTCTCCTTGTATAAAGAGGGAACTTAATTGATCCCTCTTATTTTTTTACCAGAATTTCAGTTTCTTTACTACGTTTTTAGCACCATCTGAAATAGTATTTACAACAGTAGTTCCGGTATTCACTACAGTTGTTGCAGCTTGAGTAGTTACATTAGCAGTATCATTTGCTACATTTACTACTGCTACTTGTGCTGGTTTAGTATCAACACTGACACTAGTATTAACTTCAACACCCGCTAGTAATGCAACTTCACCACTTACACCAACGGTAGCAACACCATGATCCATAGTGGCACCGCCGCCGACTTCAGCACCTACTTGAACCCCTATACTAGCACCAGCGCCCGCACTGGCTCCATTACCATTACTGTCATATGCACTGGTTGTATTTTCTACACCAACACTTGCACCTGCGACAGCACCAGCATGACCCGCAACACCATCTTTACCAACTTGTACGTCAGCTCCAGCACTTGCTCCTGCCTCTGCTTTAACAGTTGTTTCATTTTTTACCGTAACATCACCAACTTGTTGACTAATGCTAGCACTCGCTTCTGCGCTTACACCCGCTTCAACACCGACTTGTGCATATGCATTACCATCTGTAAATCCTGCTTGAGCTCCTGCTGTCGCATGTGCTTCGGCACCTGCATGTGCTTCTACTGATGTGTCACCATAAGTTGCACTTGCTCCTGCTTCTGCACTTACACCTACTTCGGCAGATGCAGCAGCACTTGTATTAGTTATTTCTGTTCCTGCTGTCGCATGTGCTTCGGCACCTGCATGAGCTTCTAAATTAACTCCGCCGACCGTAGTTTCAGTAGTTACCTCTTTGTTTACACTTGCACTTGCTCGTGGATTAATATCCGTACCAGCTGTGAAGTCACTAGATGCTTTAGTTTTAAGACCTTTTTTATCTTTTTTTGTTTTATTTGCCATTATTTAATTTTTCCCAGTTGTATAAATGTAATAAGAAGAGGAGACATTCATCCCCTCTTCTATTTATAATTTACAGTGAAATTATTTTAAATCAGCAACTGCTGCTTGTGTTGCAGCAAGTTCTGGATCAGGAACTAAACCGTATGCAACAAGCGCTCCATTTGGTCCTGCCATTTCATCACTGACAAAAAATGCAATGTATTCTTTGAGGCCTGGGATTACTTGGAGGTGTGCATTCTTTACATAGAAATACAATGGGCGACTGATAGGATAATCACCACTTGCGATTGTTTCTACGTCTGGAAATATACCATTAATAGTTGCTACCTCAAGCTTGCTTGTATTGTTTTGATAAAAACTTAGGCCGAATACACCAAGCGCGGCTGGATTAGCATCTAGACGAGCAAGAGTTTCGGTATAGTCACCGTCAATATCAACTGCAGCGCCATCTGTGCGAGTTTTAGTGCAGGATTTCTTTTGGTCATCGTCTAATTTTTCAACTCCAAGAGCTGCTTTACACCCTTGTTCCATAACTTTAACATCAAATACTTCTCGTGTTCCATGTTTTGTTCCTGGAATAAATGCAAGAATTTTAGCATCCGGTAAAGCTGGATCAACTTCATTCCACCTTTGCGCAGTACTAGAAGCATGTAAAGCATTGTATAGTTGCAGTGGAGTTAAATCATCAATATTTAGTTTATCAATATTTGATGCAAATACAATTCCATCATACCCAATGCGAACTTCAGTAATTTTACCTACTTTTGCTTCACATGCAGCCCATTCTTCATCTTTCATCTTAGAAGAACTATTTGCAATATCTACCGTATTTTCACCGGTCCCTTCACATAGTTTCTTTCTACCTGCACCTGAACCACCCCCTTCGACAACCGGTGATGGAAATTCAAAGTTTTCTCCAAATGCTTCGGCAGCAATGGTTGCATAAGGTAGAACAGTTGATGAACCTGTTACTTGGATATTGTCTCTTGCAAATGCAGTAGACGCTGCTATAATTAATGCTGCACTTAGTATTACTGTTTTCATTCAATATCTCCATATTAAGAGGCCTGCATTTTGCTTCCCCTGTAGGACTAATTTATACTACAATTGTAACAGCCGTATAAATTCTATATTATAGTTTTGTAAAATTAATGAAGGCCCTTACGAGCCTTCACCTTTTCTTGTTGACGATGACACAAAGTTATAAAGTGCAGAAGCACGAGTTATGACTTCTTCTGGTGTATACATTGTAGGAGAGTTTTGTTCAACAAAATTATTTACTCCGCCAATGTCTGTAGTTCGCAATGTCTCAACTTGTTGATTGAATTTTTGCTCTTTCAAAAACATTTCTCTGTCTAGCATTTCTTGTGCCATTTTCAAAACATCAAGTCGAACTTCGAAGGGATTCTTATTATTCATCTTTTGATACTGAAGCAGTTCGTTCTTGGTCAGTAAAAGCAGTTGCCACATAAAGAGCTGCCACGCCGTCGTGGCCACTATATTCACCAGTCGCATAAGCTGATTTCATACGAGACGTCATAGCAGATGCAGAACGCATTGTGTTACCCATTGAAGCGGTATCATATTGCATAGTATTATTGGAATTGAAACCAAGTGCAGAACCTGCAGCAAATGCATTGATATTTGCACCGAGGAACATAAAGCCCCAGTTTTTACCTTCTGCTTTTTCCACCATTTGTTTGACTGTAGTATTATTGAAAGTTCTGGAAGCATTTTCTGCACCATCAGTCAAGATAGTGATAATGATAGAGTCACGATCTGCTTTCTTGTTTGCAGAAAGTTGACTATTGATCTGCATCATGACACCACCAATGGCATCATAAAGGTTTGTGGTACCTTGTGGATCATATGTTTTTTCATTAAGATCTTGAACTTCATCTACAGTAACACGACTGAAAACACTGTTGACAGACGAACCGTCAAATTTATAAAGGGAAACAAAGGTTGGAATCCCCGTCTCCACTGCGTCTTTCTTTTGTGCTTGTAGGTACTCGTTATAGCCAGAGATCGTTGCAGCACGACAGGACTGCATTGAGCCAGAATCGTCTAGAACAAAGATAATATGAGAGGTTTTTGTACCCGCGCGTTTCGGCTTGAACGCATCAGCAAGTGATACAGTTGGTTTTGAAACAGTAAGTGTTGTATGCGGGAGAATATTTACTTGTTGGTTTGGGAGTTTTGGAAAATTTACATATGTCATAATAGACCTTTCTATGTTGTGTGATGTGTGATGCAACTTTTCTGTTTCTAGGTAAGTTGCCAACCCACAGTACTTATGCTGCTAGAGCAAAAGCCTTAGGTGCGAAATTTTCATTTGCATTTCTTATTTTATTGCGTTAACCGAGCTTTCGCCGGGTAGCTCCATCCTGCCTAGTGCGCCTGTCGATCCTATTTATCGCCCAGCAAAGATACCGATCGTCTTGTTTACATAAACTTATCTCGCCATATGATAGCAATGCTTCATACATCCAAGGGTTCCATAAACTGACCGGTATCTGTGGTGGACGATTCGGGTACCGCCCCCGAGTCCAGAACGTGTTCAGTGAATATCATCACTACATAGTTATTTATTACATCTTTTTAAATATGCTTCTTCAAAATCATATTCATGTACACAATTTTCGTGATTACCCCAGATACGATCAAAGTAACCATTATATACACTCATGATTTCTTTTTCGCGCCAAGAGTCCGGGATAAGATGACCTTTCACAATCCAGAAGTATCTATTGGCTTCTTTTAATTCAACCTCTGTCATATCTTCTTTGTTTTTCTTCTTCTGAATCATGTCTAGGTTTATCAGCCATTTAATCCTCCAACAATTTTGGAGTATTTATCTATCCAAGAAGTTTATAATTTCTCGTAGTGAAATTGTAAAATTTGTTGAACTATACTTTCAAAGTTATCTAGATGTAACATATTAGGACCATCAGAAGGTGCATTATCAGGGTCGGGGTGTACTTCTAAAAAGAAATTAGAAACACCTATAGCGCTAGCAGCTCTACATAGACCTGGTACATAATTACGATTACCAGAACTTGAATCTCCAGCGCCACCAGGTCTTTGAACAGAATGTGTAGCATCAAATACGAGTTTAGTATTAAAATTATCTAATATGTATTGCATACCAGTAAAGTCAACTACTAGATTATTATAACCAAAACTAGTACCTCTTTCAGTTATCCAGACTTCTTTTGCAGATGCTGTTTTTGAAAGTATTCCTGAGATATCCCAAGGTGCCAGAAATTGACCTTTCTTGATATTTACTATTTTACCTGTTTCACAAGCAGCAAGTATTAAATCCGTTTGTCGACATAAAAATGCAGGTATTTGTATTACATCAACAGTATCTTTAATATAAGAAATATGATCTTGTTCATGAATATCTGTAACTATTTTAATATCTTGTAAATCTTGCTTTATTTTCTTAAAATCATCAATAGTCCTAGAAATACCTAGTCCTCTTTTACCATTTATACTTGTTCTATTTGCTTTATCAAAACTTGCTTTGAAATAATAATCTATATTGTACTTACGGCATATATCAGAACAATGTTTTGCTATTTCTAATGATTGTTTTAAACTTTCGTGTTGACAAGGTCCTGCTATAATAATCATTAATTTAAATTTCACTTCCTATACTTCGGCGGACAATATCATCATGATTAAATTCAGCCCAATATAATTCAAATGCAACACCATCTTCAAGTCCTTCAAATTGATGAATCTTGCCGGGTTTGACTTGTGTAAAATCACCTGGACCAAGAATAGTTTCATCAACCAAGCCTTTTTGATCAGCATCTTGCCATACACGAACTAGCATTTTACCAGATTCAACAAAGAATCCATTCCATTTAAATCTGTGTTCGTGTTCACTGCATTTAAATCCTGATTTAAATTCAATTCTATGAAACTCAAGAACACCGTTTGCGTGTATTAATTCGGTATTTCCCCAAATTTTTCCAGCTTTTATACCCATAAGAACCTCCATATAAAAATGAGAGGCTAACCATAGGCCTCTCACGGGTTTATTTATGGGAACCAAACCTTGTTATAGAATCAGAATTGAAGGGCAAGCTTAAGATTTAGATTGGTTTCATCTGCACCAGTATCAAAGCTATGTGCTACACTTGGTGTAAGTGCAATATTGTCACTAAGTGCGTAACGTGCGCCAGCTTCTACAGAACCACCTTCTTGTGTCCAATCGGTACTCGCATTCCAAGTATATGACACTTGACTGTAAGCAGAAAGTTTATCATTTACACGATAACCGACACCAACGGTAGGAGTGGCATCCCATGCACCTTCATTAGCGCCAGATGCAATGGTATATTCAGCTTCAGCGGTACCGTATACATTCAATTGGCCGAAATTTTTGGAAAGGCCATATGCTGCGGTGAGTGTAATATCTTCTGATTGGATACCATACTTTGCACCAAAAGTTAGATCAGCATCTGCACCCATTACGGAATATGGAAGTACGGTTACAGTAACTGAAAGATCATTAGCTTGACCAGCAGTCGAAGAAATTCCAAAAGTCATATTGTCGCGCTCAAGTACAAGATCGACGCTGTTATTTTCAAAATCGGCAGCAAATACAGCGGTAGAAGCTAGAACTAGCGCGGCGGTAAGGATAATAGTTTTCATTTTATTTCTCTCCATTGTTTATTTTCTTCACGTGTAATACCAAAGACATATTGATCTTTGAGATCACCTTCTTTTGTCATAAAGGATTTCGTGATAGTACCTTCATGTTTCCATCCGATTCTCTCGGAAACTTTTACCATAGATTTTAGTGGTGTGATACCATATAATTTCATTACCTTAGAATTATTAAAGATTAAATCAGTCAAGAATATACCTGCCTTTAGTGATTTTATAGGGCTATTGTTTTTTGCAAACATGTGTACTCTTGCAAGCCATTTTGTTTCCGGAACAATGTATAAGATAAAACCATCTTTTTCTAGAGGTAGTGATTTTCCACTCTTAATATCTTGTTCAATATCAACAAAAATATCATCTTTTGTTTTTTCGGGTGCTTGAAATATCCATGGGTCAATTTGCTCGTAAATAATTTGAGCAACTTCTTTATTCAAAATTGTATTATTCATTCTACTGTAATTCGTTGACCAATTTCAAAGATTCTATCGGTATTTACTCGATAATAGTTACCATCAACTTCATATGTTATTTGATAGTGGTGAAACATTCGAGTTTCTTGGGGAATTTCCACAAGTTCACACCGCCATTCATAGACATAATCTACAACAGCCCGGCGATTACGACCGGCAGTATCAGCACCAACAATTGCACCAAGAACAGTCATGGCATCTTTACCGTCACCTGATCCAAATTGATTTCCGATAGCACCACCAATAAGTGCACCCGCAAGAACATCTCCAGTCGAACCTTGTGTGTTTCCATAAATTGGAATTCGTTGTTCAAAACATTGTTCTTGAGTTTTATATGTATAGTCTGTGCTATATACGGCTTCTACATCAACTACAATACCTTGACGAGAATTATAACCATCTGCACAGGCTGTGGAAGCACCAAACAAAATAGCTGTGGTAGCAAGAATGGTTTTGATCATTGTATAGCCTTTATTTCACCTATATGTACTATATATTACATTTTTAGAAAAAGTAAATAGTACATTTTAAATATAGAAGTAAGTGTTACAATAAAGCAACACTTACTTGTGTTGAAGATAGAACTGAACCACCTTCATGTCGATTTCATCAAGTTCAGGTGCGAACTTTGTGGTTCCGATAGACTCAATTTTACGAGATACCCGAGCAAGGGCATTCGAGATCTTGTCATTCGAGTGGGTGGCAGCCATATTGGACATGCCGTCGCAGAGAGACAGGAGCTTCATAGTTGTCATTTTCGGTTCCTTTATTCACCTTATAGAATCAGTATATACTATCCATCCGAATATGTCAACCATTAATTTACATTAAAATTGTTAACATAGTGATCTGCACCAAAACTTGCGCACCAAGCGTCAGGTTTCATCTTTGCTTCCACACCAGTCACTCCAAGAACATATCCTGCTGCCTGTGTAGCAACACAATTTGAACCATGCTTGGGATCAGTATTTACGTCGACGTGAATTTCGACATCAAATTCATCAATAAAAGGTGCGAGTTGATTGTAAAGTTCACAAGATTTGTAGACTTCATTCATCAGTCGTAATGAAGGACGATTCTTCTTTAAGTCATAGTCTGGTTCAATCGAACGGTATGTAAAGACTCTACAGCCCTTATTACCGTTCTTGTGGACGACACAAACACTTGCAAACTTTGCATACCAACGACCTTCTTTTCTAAAACGAACAGAGTCAGTACCAATGTAAATTTTTGTATCGGCAGTAAGACCATATAAAAGATTAACTAATTCTTCGATTTGTTTTTGTTTAAACATTGCGTCACCTCATTATCTCCCTTCAGTTATAATAGTGATTGATTTGCTACGCTGGCTCAATCACCAAAACCTCGATTGAGTCTCTACCGATAGGTGGAAACTTCGAATTTATTTATTACATAAAGCCGAATAGATCACTTTGATTTGCTACTTCCAAAATTATATCACAGTGACATGACTTTGGCGCACACCAGCAGATTAAATTTGTTCCTCGCAATTCATTCTTTGCTTGGTCTATTAACGGTTGGTTTGATAAAAACCATATTCGGTGCTTTTCTATAACTTCAGTTCTATTACCGTCTATTCCTGTCTTAAATGGATTTCCATACTTAGATGGTCTTCCACAATATACAGAACCTTCTAGTTTTGTACCAACTTCTCTTGCATTCAAAATTTTAGGTTGTAAATTCATGGAATGCTACAGGTCCTTGAACATCTTTGTAATATTCAGCTATCACCAACCGTCCATAGAAAACAACACCACAGTCAAGGTTGGTTCTATTTGGAGACTTCACAGGACCATGCTTACGTGGAGTGTGCCCGTGAGTCAAATAGAGTCCTTGTTTATTGTTAGGGAACTTCATCCAATCATCCATACGGGTCCAAACACATTTGCTAGAGACTTGATCTTCTGGGCTAATAGTATCATCATAGAATGCATGTGCAAAGACATTTTTATCTTCGATGTGACATATCTTTAAATTATACATCCACTCCATAATAGCCCGATCAATACCTTGACGGACGTGTTCATAAATCACAAATTCATCTTGTTTAAAGCCTGCAATATCTTTAGCAGCTCTAGGATCATAGAATGGTGTGCCATGAAAATAAGAATCAATGAACATTTCCTCGTGGTTTCCGAGTAATGTTACAAATTCCCAGCCTTCTGGTGGATTCATAATAGTTGTAATAACACCAAGATTATCTGGTCCACGGTCAATATAGTCACCGAGAAAGATAATCTTACCACCATTTGGATTTTGCTTGTAAACAAATGAAAGCGCATCTCTCAGAAGATCACTACAACCGTGAATATCTGGAAAGCAATAATAGCGCTGTTCATTCATAATTTACTCCTTGTTTGTTAGAATCAGTATATATTAACTATACTGAATTGTCAACTAGAAAATGGTGCCCCTGGCAGGATTCGAACCCACAACCTGCCGCTTCGAAGGCGGAAGCTCTATCCAGTTGAGCTACAGAGGCACTATTCTTAAATTACAATTACTTCAAGCGGTGGAAACCCATTAAATGCTACAGTGCTGTATGTAGTAGTATAAGCACCTGTATTATCAATGATGATTTTATCACCACATTTTAAGTTTTCTGATAATAGAACTTTATGTTCTTCATAAAGCACATCAGCACTATCACAGGTAGGTCCTGCAATAATGTATTCAATTTTCTCATCCGCATCTTTACCAGGAATAAAGAACCTATACTTGATAGCTTCCTTTTCTGTTTCTGCAAGACCAGAAAATCTTCCGATATTTAGATACAACCATCTTACTGGATCACCAGGTGTCTTTGTAGAGACTAGAAGTACTTCAGATGCAATAGATCCTAGATTTGCAACCATTCCACGACCTGGTTCGATCATCAGATATTTCAGTCCAGCAAACCGATCATAGATTTCTTTGTTTAGTGTTTCACAATATTCTACCGAATCTGTTATGTCAACCCCATAATAACTAGGGAAACCACCACCTGCATTTAATAGCCAAAGATCAAAGCCTTGTTCCTTGCTGTAATTCCAGATACTTTCAACAAAATCCAAAGTATCAAGCCACATATGAGGATGTCTAGTTTGACTTCCAACATGAAAACTTAAACCAGCAACTTCTAGACCAGCATCTCTTGCAGCTTCCATAACTTGAGGAACCATACTTGAACTGCAACCAAACTTGCGACTTAGAGGCCATTCTGCTTCAGTACTTCTGACAAGAACTCTGACAAAGACTTGAGAACCAGGTGCGTGTTCAGCAACCTTTTCTACTTCTTCTATAGAATCAACTGCGAATAGTTTAATACCTTTTGAATATGCATATTTAATGTCTTGCGGTCTTTTAACTGTATTACCGAAACTGATATTGGATGGAGATGCACCTGCTGTTAGGCACATGTCTATTTCACCTGCAGATGCTGCATCAAATTTTGAACCAAGACTATGCAATTTAGAAAGGATTTCTGGATGAGGATTTGCTTTCACTGCATAATGTACATGACACGAAGGCATTCCAGCTTTAAAACCGTTGTAATTAGTTTCTAAATTTTCAAGTGACATAATTAAAGTAGGACGATCAAAGTTATTATTTTTTATATAATCGTGTACTAAATTTTCCATCCAGTATTGGATTCCTTTCTTGATTAAATTAATGTGATAAATTTTTTAGCAGAGAGTTGACACATTGAAAAGACCTTTGATGAACTTACCAGTAGCTTTGGCCTCTTTGTAGAGAGCAGCTTTGGCGCCGCCTTTGCCATATTTTGGAAGTTGCGAGAATGGAAGTTGAACATCGACATGTCGCCCATTCAGGAGACCATGACAATAGGAAACATCCCATGCAGGAAACCCAGGATCTGAAAGAAGGCGGAGACGAGTGATTTCAAGACCAGGTTCGGTCCAATCAACTGTATCAACTCCGCCTTTTTGTTCATGTCGAGTATTATGATATGCAATACCGTTTACAAGTCCATTGACTTCGCCGACGGCAGGGCGTTCAGTAGTAGCAAAAGCAGTCATTTCAGTTCCTCATTCGGTTATAGTATTAATATAAACTGATTCGGGGTATTTGTCAACTGAAAGTTTAACGGGCGCTCTTGGCGCCCGTGTTATTATTCTGCAAATGCGGTTAGTTGCCACTGCATTTTTTCATGGAATTGGATTTGTGTCTCTAGTGTAGCAGAGATACCAATTTCATTCATAGAATCTGCCATGGCATGTGCTGATCTTAATTCATCCAATACAAGGCCATTATCAGATGCAAGTCTTACAAACATAAATCTTGGACTTGGGATTGCAATTTCATCTGAAATTATTGTAAGTTCAGAAAATCTTTTCAAAGAACCTGGTGCAAATGAACTCATTGTACGGATCAATTCTGCATAAACATCAACTGAATCGTGAACTGATTCATAATAACCAGCAAAGAAAGCATGATATTCACTAAAATTTGGTCCAGTGACATTCCAGTGATAATTATGTGCTTTAAGATAGAGTGAAAATGATGATGCAAGTATCATTTTTAGCTTTTCAACTAATTCAGTTTTATCCATTGTAGTCTCCATTATGAGGGTGATTGTTATGGGCTATTTATAATTAGATGGTTTCCCTGGAAGGAATCGAGCCTTCTCCTCCGTCGAGTCAGGACGGTGCACTGCCATTATACTACAGGGAAAAATAGCCGGGCTACTGTCGATCTAAACTGGGTATTG